AAAGAGTGCGATTCGGTTAATTCGAGCAATCATTTAATTTCCTTTCAAAATTCTTGTTCTGTTATGATCAGCGATCCTTCGTTGATCAATCGTTCATAGTGACTATGATACCCTAAAGTACTCACGGTGTCAAGTACTATTTTTCTCATTGCTTCAGATTTGCCGGTGACAATCTTGACAGGCAGTTCATTATTGAACACAAAAGTGTGAACCTTCTGTTCTACGCTCTCGTGACTGTCACCGTGCAAATCCAAAGTTTTCATTAGCTAAGCGTCAACGTGCCCGCTGCAGTCTGAACCGCAACTTCCCAGCCGCTAACGAACGCGTCGGGGTAATCTAGGCCACGAAGGTCGGCAGCCGTAACCTTAATGTTCGATGCCACCTCACACGTGCCGCGCTTATGATCATGGCGTTCTACTGAGATACTCAGCAAATCCAGCTCATACGCTTCTTGTCTGATTACTCCTGCGAGATAACCTTCAAAGTCACCGTCGCGGTCGTAGTCTTCAAGAAGACCGTTGTCGCGGATGTTGACGAGAATATCCTCGTCGTAGCGCGACAAAACAGTCACCCCAGGCGTCGCTAATGCTCCAGCCAAGATGTCTGCCGTAGAGGTTTCTGACAAAGCAGACTCCACGTGATCATCAGTAATGTGCCAGACAGAGGCACGGTCGACGTAGTTTAGATATACGAAATTGTCATCTGCTACGTTTAATTCTTGTAATGTGTTTACAATATCACCCATTTTTAAACTCCTTTTTGTGTATAATAAGTGTGAGACCCCTGTATCCCCGGGCCTCCCTGCGGCTGGCGGAGTTTAACCCGAGTTCTTGGTCTCTTGGACCTCGATACGGAGTTCCTGTGCTAACGTCTTCACTTCCTGCATTGCCTTACGAACACGGGTTCCTGCGGCATTGTTTCCAGTGCCGAAGAACTTAGTGTGATCGTCCCGAGTTTCCTCAAGAATGGTAATCAGCTGTTCTAAACGATTTGTATCAGTAGTTGTCATAACTCTTCCTTTCTATTGTGAGACACCTGATGACCCTGTGCCTCCCTGTGGGGGGGATATTAGAGAGCGCCAAGCTCTGCGAAAGCAGCATCGACAGCGTTAGCGTCTGTTTCGCCGTTCTTGGTCCCGCCGTACTTCGTGGTCTCGGAAGAGACGCTCTCAGCATCGGTAACCTGAGCGTTCATAAACCCATCGAGGATCGACTGAACGTCACTAGCGGACTTACGCTCAAACAGTCCGGCAAAATCCGGAATGCTATCGAGCAGCTCTGCACACTTGTCGGGGGTCATTTCCTCACATAGTGGGGAGGACCGGCGACGGGGGACAAGCTTCGTCTGCGGGAACTGGGCTCCCGCGGGCTTACCATAAGTAAGAGTCAGGTCGGTGCCAGCCTCGGTGTCGGTGATATCACCATACTCCGGGTTGAGCACTAGCGTCAGGAGGTTCTCGTAGGCAGTCTTGCCGTACCCCCAGATGCGTACGCCCCTGTCTTCCTCGCCACGTACCATGACGGGACTGAAGAATCGCTGTCGCACAAACAAGGACTTTGCAGTCTTCTTGCTGTGGTCGTCGTTGTTATCGACTCCCTCGCGCCATAGCTGTGAGGCGAACTCACAGACAGGACAGCCATCGTCGAAGTTGCGCTTGGGGCAGAGGAATCCGCCCTTCTCCACATTGTAGTGGAACCACATCTCCTTGAAGGGGTCGCCATCGGCGGTCGGAACAATGCGGATCGTCTGATCCCCATCCTCCGGTCGCCAAAAGTTTGAATCGGAGTTACCCTCTCCGCGTAGGGATGAGAGCTTTGCCCTCATTGCGTCTAAATTGATACCCATTTTAATTTCCTTTCATTGGGTTAAAGTACGATCAACTAATCTCTTGATCGTCTAAATATAATTGTACCACAGATGAATACTTAATGCAATAACAATATTTTTGTTCGTAGGTGGTTTCGAAAACACCGTAGGACACACTGACCCCTTTGGTGATCTGATCCTTCACATAATCTGTGATTGTCTTGAACAAAGTACCGTTTGTCTTTAGCTCTTCCTCGTTGATACCATAATAGTATACCACATCCCGAGGTGTTGTCAAGTCATAAAACCATTTTTCTTCCTCTTTTTCGACATCCAAGATGCCTAGGGTTGCGATCCGACTGATTTCAGAAGGATTAACATAGCTGCCCACTACGGGCTCGCTATTCATAAACACATTTATCATGTGCAGTGTATTCACTATTGCTTGATTGAGAACTTCATAGTATCCGCGAATTGGTACTTCGCCGATTCCTTTCTCAATCATCTGGTTGTCTACCAGATAAATTCTTTCTAACATTCCCGAGCGAGCATACTCCTGTAGTACTCCTCGGACAATGCGCTCTTGTTTTCTCTGAATTTCGCTGGCCAGAGTGAGGTCCGGTTGGACATACAGCACGGTCAAGCGATTGGTATTAAGTTGTTCCAGTAATCGGAGTGATCCGCCGGAAATGACTCCTAGGCCACATAGAATCACGCAAACATCCTCGCCTTTGAACTTGAGCTTCTTTTTAAGGTTGGGGAAATGCTCGTCGTATTCCTCATGATTGTTTCTGACCCTGATCGTGATGTCGGCATCCTTAGTGGTGTCAATACCATAAGTCTCATACTGCGGAAACTTAGAAAAAGCTTTCGCAATATTGCAGCCGACCTTACCAAGTCCAACTATTATCATTTCTCTTCAACCCACTCCAAAATGAGACCCTGATTGAAACCACCGCGAGAAACGCGCTTGGCGGTCGTCTCAGCCATAACTTCGCTGTCTCTGATCTCTAGGTGATCGCAGATAAAATGAAAGATTTCCATAATGTCCGCAGCCTCTTCTGCACAAGGGTCTTCAACAAATTCCTGCACTTCCTCTTGAAGCTTCTTCATAGCATAATCCATCAGCTCTGTTTTTGATGCTTTACGTGTGGCGAAGGACTTGCCTGCGTCTGCAATCACTCCGGGGATACGATCCCTGATTAACTTTTGATAAATCTTCTTCATAGCTTTAGTTCCTTCATTTCTCCAAGGTTTTTGCCAGCTGAGACATTAACCTTGAACATATCATACCGTGTTTTCCTGAACGTGTCAAGCAAATTCAGTAATTCATATCGATCTTCGGCTGCGAGGTCGATGTATACTGCATCGTGAATAAGAAATGCGATGTTGCTCTTTGTCCCCTTCAAAAGCTCATAGACTTTGTGAGCCTGTTCATGCACCATATCGATTGTGGTGCTTTGAACGATGTAGTTGAGCGAATGATGCTCGTCTACGTTCTCTATTATTCTACCATAATCTGTCGTAATTTTTAAGCCATCCCAGTACTTATTCCGCACTAAATCCTTGTTATAAAGGCGCTCTAAGTCCTTGTTTTCCTTATTAGAATACAACCACGCGAAGGTTTTCACCTTGGCCTCGTCGCGGGTCAGGTGACCCCCGAAAACATTCTTGACATTCCAATTATGAATGTCGTTCTTGGGCTGCTCCAGCCCGGCAAGTGCCAGCAACACCCTCAACTCGGCTGCATTGAAATCAAGTTCGACGAGGTAGTCGTTCTTTGGTTTAATACACGCGCGGAACTCTTTGTTCATCGTGAGAATCGGCAGGCTGTTGGGGTTTGTTGATAGCCGCCCTGTGATCGTCCCCCACGGGTTATAGTCACACACGTGATTGACGGTTTGCAGCGTGCGGTGAAAGTTCATTCCGCGGACACTGCTCAAAAGATGCTTGATCGGGTTGATATCGACACTGACGGTCTGCGAACGAATGCTGGAGAGCATTTCCACTAGGTTGTACATGGCCTGATAGTTCTCCGGCCGCGGATGTGTCTCCAGGACATGCTTTGTGATCTTATTTTTAGCCTCAAGGTACTGAAAAAGGAAGTATTCGGGTACCGCGTCGTACAAACAGTTTTCTTCCATTGACAGGAGGGACGTTCTAAAGGCCTTGAGACACGCTCTAAGCGTCTTCTTGATCTTTTCCCAGTCCTCCCTCATATCTTCCGGGCAGACGTCTGTAATCGTCGCTCCTTGGCTGTAGATACGTCCTATCTCGTAGTGTTTACCGCGCAGGTGAGGGGAGTACTCCCAAGTCTCGCCTTCAAGCGGCAGTGTGCGGTCTGGATTTATGATCTTGTTAGCATAATAGCCGACACAATCGGCTTTTGAATCTAGTGCCTGAAATAGCAAATTAACCCCCTTGTGGTCAGTGACCTACAAGCTATATATTAGCACTTCAGCTGCGATTGTCAAGCCCTAATAAATATTTTATCGCATCTTCGGAGGCGTACGTGAAATAGTTGTCCTCATAGATATAATCTCTAAATCGTATATTAACATAGGAGGCAACATTTTGCAAGGGGGTAAAGACTTTGTTTGGCTGCATCAGATAGATCTCAGATATTTGGTTTCTGAGTTTTTCAGTTAGGCGGAAGGGCTTCTGGGCTTCGGTGTGGCGAAGGGTTAAGTATAGGTCGCTCATATACTTGTCGCTGAGAACCGTGTCTACGATCGGAGCGTTGGGCGCGAAGTTGTTTCGAATGATGAGGTCCACTTTAAACTTATCGCTGTTTGATTTGACGACTCGTTCTTCTATAAACGGATTCAACTCAACAAACCGACGATAGGCGTTGACTATGATCTTCTTAATATCTTCGATGTCCGTCAGATAGCAGGGCGAGTAATAAGCTGGAAAAAAGTTTTCCTTTGTTAGCAGCCCATATATAGAACTGTACCTGTTTTCGATGTAATAGAGGGATGCCTTGCTAAACAAGTCAAAGGTGAGGCGCCAGGGAATATTCTTGTCCACGATGAAACCAAGGTTTTTGGCACAATTTACAAAAAACTTAAAGTTCGGATCGTTTACAAAGTTCTTGTATTTGTAGGCATCATCCTCAGGTTCCCCCTCGGCATCAATGGAGATTGTTAGCCCTGAGCTGAGAATGTTTACGTTGCTTGTAAGGAGATAGTTCGTTTTGGTTATCGGAGTATACGATGCCACCATCTTGAGGTGCGCCGAGAAGTGTTCTGTGAAAGTTGCAAAGTCTTTAATGCTGTTTTTGTTCTTGGGAGACAGCGCGCGATTAAAAGAATCAAAAACCTGCTGTATATACCTCTCGTATATCCTGGTGCTGTCCACATAGGCGCCGGCTGCTCGGACTTCAAGGAGTTTGCGGTTACCGAGAGGGTTCACAGCCTGTCTCGTGATTGCTTTCTCCATGTGCTCTACAAAGGCTTCGAAAGCGTCCACCACAACATCTAGAGCGAAGAGGCCCGGGGCTGTCGCCGAAGTGATTGGGACTAAATTTTCTGCCAAGGGAACAATTGTATTTTGAACTTTGTCAATCTTGCCGTAATAGATTTTGCCCGCCCATGTATTCAGTGGGTCCCGTACGTTCTTGGGGTATGCCACTTCGTCGTATAGGGAGCGCTGATAATATAAGGCTTCGGGAGATAGGGCGTTATCTCCAATCGGATTAGGATTGACCATATCGTCGAACCTATACTTTAATCGATTTTTGGCCATTACTCAGTAGTCGCCGGTGGGGTTGGGGTCTCGGGTGTCGTCGGGGGGTTGGCGGCCGCTTCGGCAGCGGCCTCGTCGGCCGCTTTGCCGGCTGCGATTCTCTCATTCCATAATACACCCTCCCTATCCATCGCGTCGGCGAGATCGAAATCGTCGCCCCTGGTACTCGTTGCCGCTGCCGCGGCATGCTTGGCCTTGAGCTCTTTCAGATCCTTGGCTCTGAGGGCTCTTGCTTTAGCTTCCTCAGGGCCGGCAGTGGACGGTGCGTGAACATCGCGCTCGTTGGTCTCCAGACCCTTCGCGGGCCCTTTCCACCCTTGGGGAGCATTTTCTGGTGAAAGACCTATCCACTCTTCCTGGCCTGCTACAAGCGTGGCCGGATTGATCATCAGCGGCTGGTTGAACGATATACCTTCGTGCAGGGCCTTCACAGAAACATTAAAAGAATTTTCCGTCACCGTTGAGTTAACACCAGTTATTAAATAATAGCCATGTAGGCCCAGAATATTCAGTTTATCTGGGTCGGCGCCGATAAAAGAAGGATTAATATAAACATAGCTTCCGTTTTTATATAAAATGTTACCATACATTTCCATCTCTGCGGAATATAGCTCTCGTAGTTGGGCAGAGCTGAAGGATCCTTCTCTTTGTATTTTGGCTTCCCGCAGGTAGGGCTGGTCTTCGCGGTTAAAGTTTACAGTTTTCAGGAGGCCACAGGGGGCGCCCAAATAATTATGATAAACGCCCTTATGAATGTCTCCACCCTCCTGAGGTTTAGAGGCGTCGCCATACTTGCCACTAAGCCCCTTCGGCTTTGAGTCGGTGCCCAATAACACCAGTCCGAGTTGGGCATCTTTTGGGGCCGTAGTGTGGTCTAGTTTTCGAACTGCTTGACTCAAAGAGAGGCCAGCGGTGGTGCTGTTATCCCCACTGGCGGCTCGGATATCTGAATTCGGACCGAACTCTGCTGTGGCTTCATAGGACACCGGCTGGGCGTCGAAGCGTTGGACAAACTTAATATCAGGGCCGAAACATTTAGAAGACAAGGCTTTTGTGATCAGCTCTGCACAAATGTCTTTTACAAAATGTAGAAAATAATATTTTTCTCTATCCTTTTTAACTACATAGTTCTTAAACCATACCTGGAATGCGTCAATTGAAATTGGAATGTCTCCAATGTTCATCAGTTCATGGATCCCTGCTTGCTTGGTGAAGGTGTTGTCGTCTACTTCTACGAGCTTCGCGAGGAATGCAGCGTCCTTAAGATCCTGGCCACACTTAATAATCTCAGCTAAATCTTTGATTTGAAGAGCTGACAGGGGGTCGATCATTTCCACTTCGGATAAAAAGAAGCTGAACGGCACACTATCTCTTTCAGTGTTTTCTTTTATCTGTTCCAGAACTAGGTCCAGCAAATCTCCCAGATAAAAATAAGAAATCCAGATCACTGGGCTGACTTCGGCTTGCTCATATGTTTTTATCAGCGCGTCGGTTGCGCTCTCAGCTGCGGTTTCGCTGTCGCCACCACCTTCCGCGGCGCGGGTGACAGCATCTAGAAGCACTTGGTTCGAAGCACGCTGGCCGCCGGCGGTGAAGATCATCGGATTAAGATTCTTTCGACGTTTTGCACGCTTCGCGCGGCCCTCGGGAGTGAGGTCAGCATATGAAGGCAACAGCATCTCGCTGGGGTTGACAGCCATATTATAGATTTTATCGCTCTCAAACAACTTCTTTAAAAATTTCTTATATTTAATAAGCCTGTCTTCTGCGCGGAACTTCTTAAGCTCTTCCAGCATCTCTTTGTATGCTTCCTTCGTTTCGTCAGTCTCGGCATCTTTATGAGTTTCCTTATACTCCTTTATTGCCTTCTCTTTATTTTTAATGCTGTCGATATAGCCATTTCCTGAAGGCGTAAGGATGTCTGCAGACGGTGACAAGGTCATTCCACTAAGTGCTGCCTGGTATTCCACAGTCAGGTTAAGGCTTCCGTTTTCATTAAACTTGAACTGGTGTCTCGTCTGTTGCAGAAACAGAGTAATTTTCGACTTCGCGATTGCGCGTTGTAGCGTTGTTGCCTTTTTGGCACGGACAGTTTTCAGAACACCCACCCCGGGGTCTGCCCAGCCGGCGACGATCTTAATCCGGTAGCTCTGACCTTTATACTCCCGGGCTCGATTGTTTATAGCGGTGTCGCTACACTCCACAGGGGGAGGAACCTTGGGAGCGCCGGCCGTAGCGTCGGCGGTTGCCGCGGCATCAGCGTCGGCGTTTTCAGGGTCTGATCCAGTGGGCGATGCGATGACCAGATCTAAGTAGGATGCATATCCGGGTGTGCCAGCTTTCTTATCGTTCCTAAAGAAGTCAGACACTGATTGAAAATACATTTCCAGTGTCGCGCTAATGTTATTATCCACTTCTGCTGGTTGTACGCCATCAAGGTTCCATGTAAAGGATTTAATACCGGCCCCTGGAAGTCTGCCTCTTTTCAGTATATTGCTAATATCTTCTGTGTTTATAAAATTTGGGATGTCTAGCTCGACTTCGCCGGTCGCTTTGCCGTTTTTGTCGTAGTCAACACGCCATAATTTTAAATACGGCACCAACATAGCCTGAACATTAGGACATAGTGTCAACAAGGCTTCAGCTTCTTCTGAAGTGTAGCGTTGAGATAACTGACTCTTTACGAGGCCCGGTACGCCGCCCGTGGTTAACTTAACAATGTTTTTGTAATCACTCACGTGCTGAGAAGATAACTTGCGGATCTGTTCTAGCAGATAACATTGGAGGTCTATTGGAGTGAGGTTTCGCTTCTGGGGCCTGAGTGCGGCGACGACGGCGGTGTTGGCACCGGCGCCGCCAACTTGGACTTCGCCTGTAGCGGCGTCGTGGCCTGGGGGGGCAACGCCAAAGAAATGAAGAATGTCATTAAAACGCACTTCTGAACGCGCTTCGAGTTCGGCGTCCGTTAGTGGAAAATCTTTGAGTATCAATTCCCTAATAAGTTTATCAATTTTGTTGATGATGTTGCCGGGCGTGGCCCAGTTCGTGTAATAGCCTGTGCTACCTTCAGCAAAGCCGGAGAAGATTCCGGTAAAATAGGTGGTTATGCTGGAGTTAATGCCCGGGATCCCGATGATCGCGTCACTGGAGAGGCCCATCCTCACCATCTCGGTGGAATTCTCGGGCCAGATATCTACTGCGCGTTGGTCGTACGTGGCCAAATTGGTCGTGGATAGGTCAGCGATCATTCCGGTTTTTACGTTTCCCGACTCTAGAATGTCTGCGGTGGTCCCAAGCGCCTCGACAGCGACCGCCTTCTTAGCCTCCCAGTCGCCGAGTCGGGGCTCCTGCGCGCGCACATAACCAGAGGCTATCAGCCGATACAACTGGGCTGCCAATGTTAAATAATTGTTCTGTGGGGACCCTTGAGCTGCGACCTTGGCGCCTTTATCAACCAAATATTGTAAAATATCGGGAGATATAAATGAGAGCGGCGCGCCTTGCCCTGCCTTACCGCGGTGCTGCTCGTTGTCATAAAACGTACGGACCTGGAGGAGGCTCCTGTTTGGCGTAGCCGCCGGCGGAGGGTGTTTGCTGTTCTTCGTGCCTTCCTTTTGGCTCCACATTACGTCGCCGATTTGGGGGTCCGGCTCGTCGCCGGCCGTCGGGTGGCGCCAGAGGACCCTGAAGTCAGGGTGATATCCAAGATTGACACCCGTAATCAATCCAATACCCTTAAAAGACGTAAAGCCAGCGTGATAATAGGTGCCCCCGGGGGGAGTAGTGAGCGACGCTCCGTCAAACGGGCCCGTAGAATTCCAGGCCGCGTGTTGGTCAGCCAGCTCATCGAGGCTGGCGGCTTTGATTTTTGCTTGATAATCGATGCCGCCGGCGTTGTCGGTTGCGTTGTATTTACCTGCCGCGGCAGCGGTGGGCAGGAGGAATCCGTCAAAAGCTGTCTCGAAATCCAGGATTCCCTGATATACATCGAGCAACCTTTTCCAAG